GTGCCCAAGTCAGACACTGTGAATCGTGCCACAGTGGATGCAGCCAGTACCAGAGTTGTTGGTGACCCAAAGATACCCGTACCTAGTTATTCAACCAAGCCCAATACAACCACAGTACAAGATTATATAGATAAGATTACAGAATTTCTTAACAATTATCTTAATCCTGCTGGGCAAACGTTTGTTGCACTAGACTCAAAAATTTCAGCTTTGGAAAATCAACAATCTATTACACAGGCACAGTACGATGCAATCAATAGTGAGCGCGATGCCGCCCGTAACAATTACAACACTACTGGTATCACAAAAGGCAAAGAAGCATACGCTTTATTTGGTAATCTGTCTGGAAGTGAACAGGCTACGGTAAAAGGAACAGATGTAGATATAAACAAGATTACTGAAAAGATTCAATCTATTGCGGCGTTTTCAAGACAACAGAAAGAAAAATTGTACACATTGAGTCTCAAGATTGAAGGGCGTGGTGCCAACGAATAAGCACCCATAAATACCACATGGCACAAACATTCATTGGATTCAACACACAAAAACAGTACAAAAAGTTCACACTCACGGACTTTGCATTAATCAAGCGCGACTTACTCAACGCATTCAACATACGCCAGGGACAACTGCCCGGCCGTCCTGCATATGGAACCACCTTGTGGGACTTCTTGTTTGAAAATCAAGTGGAAGACTTGCAAACTGCCATAGTGGCAGAGGTTCAACGTGTGGCCGGCGGTGATCCACGTATCTACATCAGCGACACACAGGTGTTTCCACAAGAGAATGGCATACTACTTGAAATTCAACTGGCAGTGGTGCCCAGCACAGACGCCGAAAGACTGAGTATTTTCTTTAATTTACAACAACGTTCGGCCTCCTACGTATAAACTAAGCCGTTTTTGAAATCAATAAATAAACAATAGAGGCTCAGTACAATGGCAAAAACAACTAGACAAACAGCGATATTTGGTGTACAAGATTGGAAACAAATCTATCAAACCTATCGCGAAGCCGACTTTCAAAGTTATGATTTTGAAACTCTGCGCAAAAGTTTTGTTGACTACCTGCGCTTGTACTATCCAGAAACATTCAATGACTACATTGAATCGTCAGAATACATTGCCTTGTTGGACGTTATTGCGTTCATGGGACAAGCACTTGCATTCCGTACCGACTTAAACACTAGAGAAAACTACATGGACACGGCCGAACGCCGTGATAGTGTGGTTCGCCTGGCCAACCTGGTCAGTTACACAGCCAAACGCAACATTGCCGCACAGGGCTTGCTCAAAGTATTCTCAATTACCACAACAGAAAATGTTGTGGACTATCAGGGTGTAAATCTAGCCAACTACACAATCAACTGGGCCGATCAAACCAATCCAGACTGGCAAGAACAATTTACCACAGTGATCAATGCCAGTCTAGTGGACACACAAAAAATTGGTCGCCCTGGCAATAAACAAACCATACTTGGCATAACCACCAGCGAGTATGGCATCAATCTTGTGCCAGGATACTTGCCGGTAGTACCATACACAGCCACAGTGGATGGGGTGAACATGCCATTTGAGGCCATGACATCTACATCAGTAGGTGAAACTTACTTGTACGAACCTTCCCCACAGGCCAATGTGCCGTTCAATGTGTTGTTTCGTAATGACAGCCTGGGATTCCAGTCAGCCAACACTGGTTACTTCTTTATGTTCAAACAAGGGGTACTACAAAATCAAGACTTCAACTTGAGTGAAAAAGTCAGCAACCGCACAGTAAACATCAACATTGAAGGCATCAACAACGAAGACCGTTGGTTGTTCCAGTTGGACAATGTGGGCAACATCAATCGTGAGTGGGCCTATACTGAAAATATCTATGCAGCCGGTGCAGAACAAGTAGGCACAACCTTGCGTCCTATCTATACTGTAACATCAAGAACCAATGACCAGATTACCATGGTGTTTGGTGATGGCGTGTTCAGTGAAATTCCTGTGGGCACATTCCGTGCTTATGTTCGCGCAAGCAACGGTTTACAATACATCATCAATCCTGCAGAAATGCAGGCAGTGCAAATTCCAATCAGTTATATCAGTCGTGCAGGCAATCTTGAAACACTCACATTCACTTGTGGCATCACACAACCTGTTTCAAACAGCCAGGCACGTGAAACAATAGATGCTATCAAGCAACGTGCTCCTGCACGTTACTACACCCAAGACCGCATGGTCAATGGCGAAGACTACAATCTCTTCCCATACACACAGTACAACTCAATTGTCAAGAGCAAGGCACTGAATCGTGCGTCGATTGGTACCAGTCGTTATCTTGACTTGGTTGACAATACAGGCAAATATTCCAGCACAAATACATTTGGCAGTGACGGTGGCTTATGGGAACAAAATATTTTGCCTACTATTTTGCTTTCGTGGACCAATCGCAATGAAATTGCTGACTTTGTTGGCAACCAGGTACAACCGGCCATTGCACAAACTACCATGCGTCAGTTTTACTATGAGAACTTTCCTAGAGTAACAGCAGACAGTTTGCCCACATATGGTGGCACCACTTGGGTAACTGGTGCCTCTTGGACTCAGAGCACCACCTTGGCCAATGAGACCACTGGATATTTTAAAAATGCAGTGTATTCAATTGCATTGCCCACAGGATCTCCTATACCAGTAGGAACCACCACAACCACAGCATTCAAGTATGTGGCGGTGGGCAGTTTGATTAAATTTGTACCTCCTGTGGGTTACTATTTTGATCGTAATAACCGACTACAAGCAGGCTTGCCAACCTCGGCAGATCAGAAACTGGAAATCTGGGCCAGCCCTATCAGCATTATAGGCTCGGGTTACAACAACGGTCTTGGTAATCTTCCTTCAGGTGCAGGTCCTGTTGCTCTCAACAACTTTGTGCCCACAGGCGCATTGGTTGACACAATTATTCCGCTATTTGTTACAGATTTGCCTGTGGGTGTAGAACAAAGTATCACTGAGCAAATTTTATTGAATCGTAACTTTGGCCTGGGATACGACAATAATGGTGACATCACTGGCACTCCGTACTCATGGTATCTAATTACCAGCACCAATCTAGCACAAGATAGCACCTGGAGTCAGACCTATGCTGGCAGCACATCGGGAACAAATCTAGATGCAAGTTGGCTGATACAATTTGTTGTGCAAAATCAAAATTACACCACTACCTTCCGTGGCCTTGCATACTATTTTGGATCGGTACTGCAAACACGCTTCTTTTATTATTCCAATGGTCAAATTTATGACAGTCGCACGGGTACGGTGATCAAGGATTTTATCAATGTGCTGGCAGTTAACACCCGTCCTGATTCAACAGATCATTTGCCCGGTGATATCACAATGACTATCACCGGACAGCCAGTTGAAAGCGATGGCTATGTTGATGACTTCCAGGTACTGGTGGGATATCGAGACAGTGACAACGATGGCGTGCCAGATAATCCAGACTTCTTCAGCGAAATTGTTGCACCCAATACCAATCCCACACAAAAATATGTTTATCTGCAAAAGACCGTGGACTTTGACAATCTACAACGTTACCTGTTGGTAGAGCCTGATGTGGTTGTGAGTGACTATGGAACCTACGATGAAATTGAATTACAAAAAACTGCCTGGACACCAGGACAAGTTTTTTATGCCTATGAGCAAACGGCATTCTATCAATTGTCTATCAGTGTAACAGGAGCAAGAACTCTGATTGATGTCACAAATGAATGGATTGCACGTACTGGACGTCAGGCGTTGTACTATCAATATCGTCACAATGCACCATTGACCACACGTATTGATCCAGGCACAACCAACATCATTGATTTGTATGTTGTGACTTTGAGTTACTATACTGCCTATCAAAATTGGATTCGCGATACCACAGGAACTGTAATGGAACCCGACGTTCCCACTATTGACGAATTGTCAACTGAGTATCAAGGTTTACAAAATTACAAAATGTTAAGCGATAACATTATTTTAAATTCAGTTGTGTTCAAACCCTTGTTTGGTCAAAAGGCTGCTCAAGAATTACGGGCCACAATCAAAGTTATTCGTGCGCAAGGGTCCACGGCCAGCACCAGCGAAATCAAAAGCAGTGTAGTTGCCGCAATGAACACATACTTCTCAATTGACAAATGGAACTTTGGTGATACATTCTACTTTTCAGAACTGGCAGCATACCTGCATAGAGAACTTGGAACAATCATCAGTTCGGTAGTGCTGGTACCACTCAACAGTCAAAAGTACTTTGGTGACTTGTACGAAATACGTTCAGCACCAAATGAAATTTTTGTGAATGGAGCCACAATCAACAACATTGAGGTAATTGAAGCATTGACCAGTACCAACTTGCGTACCGCACCCGGTAGCGGAGTAATTTAATGGCCAACACACGTAGCGTAGATTTTCTTCCTGAGATTTTTCAAACTGATGCCAACAAACAATTTTTGGCCGCCACACTTGATCAACTGATCCAAGAACCCAACTTTAGAAAAACACAAGGTTTTATTGGCCGCACAGTGGGCCCTGGCGTAAACCCCAACGACAAATATGTTGTAGAACCTACAAAAACACGAGCCGAATACCAACTAGAACCGGGTGTGGTTAGTCTTGTGCCCGACACCAACACAATCAAAAATGCCATTACCTATCCTGGCTTGAATGATGCAGTGGGCTTTCAGGGAGGCAACAGCACCCGTCCTGATCGATTGTATTCTAGCGAATACTATACCTGGGATCCGTTTGTTGATTTTGATGCATTCATAAACTTCAGTCAATACTACTGGGTGCCTGGTGGTCCGGATGCTGTGGATGTTGCTGCCACTGGCATCGCCACCACTGATAATTTTGTAGTAACAACCAGTACTAATGCTTATAATTTCTCCGGCATTGTGGGCAGTGATCCTGTGATTGAACTGGTGCGCGGCGGCAGTTATACTTTTCAAGTCACTGATGAATTTTGGATACAGGCCGCTCCTGGTATTTCAGGCACCATACCTGCCACCCCAAACATCAGCAGTAGAGATGTTTACGGTGTAAC